GTGGACAAGGAAGGTTTTGACCCTAAAACTAGCGAATATTATGCAGAAGTTGATAAAAGAATAAGACTTGAATTTCCGCATAAATTTGATAAGATGGCGGATACAACTACGGAAAGAGCAAAACCTGCTCAAAACGTAGCTTCGGCTAAACGATCAGCCCCCCAAGGTCGCAAAAAAACTGTTAAGCTCACACCTTCACAGGTAGCAATTGCTAAAAGATTAGGTGTGCCACTCGAAGATTATGCAAAACAAGTAAAAATCACGGAAGGAGTATAAGCATATGGAAAAAGATAAAATGAAAACTTCACGTGCGAGTTCAACAAGATCTAAAGCAGAAGCTAAAAAGATCTGGACTCCACCCAACTCACTCGATGCACCGCCTGCGCCAAAAGGCTTTCGACATCAGTGGATTAGAGCTGAAACTATGGGGTATCAAGATACCAAAAATGTTGCAGCGTCTTTAAGAGAAGGATACGAATTAGTTCGAGCTGATGAATATCCCGATCAAGATTATCCACAAATGTCTGAAGGAAAATACGCAGGAGTCATAGGAGTAGGTGGCCTTTTGCTGGCAAGGATACCAGAAGAGATCGCACTTCAAATTGACGAGTACTATAAACAAAGAACTCGAGACAAAGAAGAAGCCATTAACAACGATCTTATGAAGGAACGGCAAGCTGGGATGAAATTCAATAGTGAATCTTCATCTAGTGTAACCTTTGGTGGTACAAAGAAAAGCTAATTATTTAGCAATTCCTATCCAACAAATTAACCCGTACCGGAGGCTCTTCGGAGCAGGTACATAAAAAGGAAACAACTATGGCAAATGCAAGTACAACTGGATTTGGTTTAAGAGCTGTAATGACTGTTGGTAATACTCCAGCGACGTCAGGACAATCTGAATATAAAATCCAAACTGCACCAGGCGTGGCTACAAACAAAGGTGATCCAATGTCGTTTAACGACGGTGGAGCAACTGCGGGCGAAGCTGGTAAGGTGCAAGATGCTTCTTTTACTGTTACTGATGATGGTGGAAATGGCGGAACTGCGTGGACAACTGCGAACTCTGCTCTTTTATTAGGTGTTTTCAACGGAGCGTTCTTTATTGATTCCAATGGAAAACCTACATTCTCAAATAATGTAGTAGCATCACAAGCAACGTCAATAGACTACAACACAGGGTCTAATGACATCATAGCTTTCATCAACGATAATCCTTTACAGGAATACGTTGTAAAAGCTGACGCCGCTTTGGCACAAACTCTTCTTGGAGTTAACCCAATGCAAGGCTTTAACACTAACAACTACACAGCAACAGATAACAAAGATGGTCAATCGATCACTACGTTAGATGTTGGTTCTGCGGCAACAACTTCAATGTTTACTGTCGTAAGAAACGCAAACGATCCAGAGAACAAAGATCAGTCTGCAGCGGGATGTAATTTCGTTGTAATGATCGCTCCGGGTAGTGGCCTGTATAACTAATAGCAAATAGGAGTATATAACTATGGCAATATCACGAGCACAACTAGTTAAAGAACTAGAGCCTGGTCTAAATGCACTATTTGGACTAGAGTATAAACAATATGCTAACGAGCATGCTGAAATATTCGACACGGAAACATCTGACAGAGCTTTTGAAGAAGAAGTAATGTTATCTGGTTTCGCGAATGCGGCAGTAAAACCTGAAGGTCAAGGTGTAACATTTGATGATGCACAAGAAACTTTCACAGCACGTTACACTAACGAAACAATAGCACTTGCTTTCGCGATCACTGAAGAAGCGATCGAAGATAACTTGTATGACAGACTAGCGTCTAGATATACAAAAGCATTAGCAAGATCTATGGCAAACACGAAGCAAGTTAAGGCAGCAGCAGTATTGAACAACGCGTTTGATTCAAACTTTGCTGGTGGTGACGGAGTAGAACTTTGTTCTGCTGTTCACCCAACTTTAGCGGGAACTTTCTCTAACGAGTTAGCAACACCTGCTGAACTTAACGAAACTTCATTAGAACAGTCGTTGATTGACATCGCGGCACTTACTGATGAAAGAGGCTTAAAAATTGCAGCACAAGGAACAAAATTAATAATTCCTTCTGCTTTACAATTTACTGCTGAAAGACTGATGAAGTCTGCTGGCAGAGTAGGCACAGCTGATAATGACATTAACGCAATTGCGTCAATGGGAATGATTCCACAAGGTTACGTAGTAAACCACTACTTAACTTCTGCGAAGAAATTCTTCATTAAAACAGATGTACCAAACGGCCTTAAACATTTCGTAAGATCACCTATCAAAACTTCAATGGAAGGTGACTTCGATACAGGAAACGTAAGATACAAAGCTAGAGAGAGATACGTATTCGGATTCTCAGACCCTAGAGGTATTTTCGGTTCTAACG